TACTGGCAATCTCAATACGAGAAGGACTTGGTGGACTACATTTCGTCCGATCAAGACACAAACGAAACACCGGCCTTTTTACGAGGGCCTTCACCAACTGATTAAGGGGGATTAGATGAAATCGAATTACGGGACTGAATTTTATAATAAGGTTGTGAACGGGGCTACCGTTCAAATTCTGGATGCGGAACAGCGTTGGGATTTGGACTCGTTGCATGTTACCATTCACGCCCTTCCCGCTGGTCAAACCCTTACCATTGGGTACGGGCCTAATGCTGATTCCCCTATGGTGGCCCAATTCAAGGAAGTCTTTGATGCCGACTTCCGCCTCCCTAGTGCGGGCGTGTCTAATCCCGATCAGCTTCCTTTAAACGCCGTTGTTTCTGGCGGTTCCACGACCTTTGCGGATATTGAGGTTGGGGTTCATCGGGTCAAGAATGACAATTTGGTTTGGCTCAAACAGCCCACGCCGGGATTCGGTGCCAGAAGTAGTGCGGGTTCGCTTATTTTTGGGAACAAACTTTATGTAGCCGGTGGAGTTGGAGCTACGGATTTTGATGATGTGTGGAACACCTCCGATGGTCTAACTTGGAATCAAAACGCCGTTTCGGGGGCCTGGGATGCCAGGGAAAATTTTGGATTCTTAAACTTTGCCGGGAAGATGTGGGTTATCGGTGGATTTAATAGTGCCAATAATGCTTACTACAATGATGTGTGGTCTAGCGTTGATGGAGATACATGGGTTCAAGAAAGCCCGTCTGCCGGATTCACCGCAAGGGCTTGGTTCGGGGCTTGTGTGGCTTTTGGGAAAATATGGATCATTGGAGGGTGGGATGGTTCCACTTCTTTGAATGATGTTTGGAGTTCCGCCGATGGAGTGACTTGGACTTTGGTTAAAGCCAATGCGGAGTTTGAAGCGAGGGATAGCTTTAACGCCAATTACTTCCAGGGCAAGATTTTTATTGGTGGTGGAGAAAATTCATCGGGAGATACGCTTCCCAATGTTTGGAGTTCCAAGGATGGGGAACAATGGGTAGAGGCTATTCCAAATTCCGATGCGGCTAAAAAGCGAGATTATGCGTCCGTGGTATTCCACCAAAACCAGAACGGGAAATTATTTTTCCTGGGTGGATATAACGGGACTAATGACGTAAACGAAATCCAGGGAACGGTTGACGGCGGAAATTGGAGTGCCGAAGCGACTCCTTCTTGGAGCGCAAGAGTTGATTCTACCGCCTCCGTTTTCAATGGTTCAATCTATTTAATCGGCGGGAATGACGGTAACGCCACTAACGATGTTTACCGTACCGCCGTACCCGTCATTTAAGGAGTTATCAAATGGACATGAGACTTGGACATGGCGGAAGGTTTGCTTCGGGGGTTAAGAAGATTGAAGAAAAAGAGGGCTTAAGCAAAGATCGGGCCTCTGCGATTATGGCCGTTGCTGGTCGTAGAAAATATGGGGCGCAGAAAATGAGCGCATGGGCGCATCGTGGAATGGTGAAGGCTCAAAAAAGGGGTTGAAGTGTGGGTAAAACGCAACTTACATTTCAACCGGATTTATCTGGTGGGCTTGACGTAACCACGGATATTTTCAAAACACGCCCTAACGCATGGAGCGTTGCGAAGAACTTCATGGTTGGCCGTCCAGGCGGGGATGTCTCTGGAAATCCTTCGTGGGCTGGTGCGGCGGTTACTGCCCCTCCAATGCGTAACCCTCCGGTTGATAATTCAAGGCCCGTTTATTCCTATCCTTCTTCAATTCCGAAAAGATTTGCTATTGCCCATTGTGACTCAAGGGAAAATTGGGATTTTTCTGACTCGACAGTTTATTTTAAAAACAATCCAATTTCTCAATATAACGATTGCATTAACGTTGACATTCAAGTTGGTTCACCAAATACGGCAACGCTTATTTTTGCTTCGCCGTTGGATATTTCTGGGCAATACAGCAATTCTGATTGGGTATTAAAATTGGATACTTATTGGACGGGCGGGACATCTCCGAACGTTAAATTTTTAAACTCTAATTCGGCTAATTTTGCAAATTATATCCTTCAAACTTTTGCAATGCCGTTCAGCTTGGTTAGAAATTTTGTATTTGACACAACTGGCGGTTCGTTTGATCCAACTGCGGTTACTTCAATTGAATTTACTTTTCCGATTGGCGGAACAATTTTAAGGTTTTCCGACTTACGATTTGAACACGTTTCGGAAAGCGGATTTATTACAAATGTTTTGCAGTTCGGGCAGGGCGCAACAGCATCTGCTCCTGGCGGTCAATCTTTTGCCAACACCACCGGCATAAGCGTTATTGCGGGATGCCAGGACATGGTTCTGGTTGGTACTTATCCGTTTTCATATTGGCTTAAAATAATGGTAGGTTTCACGCAGACATCCATTTTGGATTCACCTACTGGAACAAACTATTATTTTGCCCAATATCCAAACCCGAATGATCCGGCCCAAAACTTTGCAACATTGATGAGTGGGGCCGACTTGGTTTATCAATTTAAACCGAATACTAACCCGCAACTGTCTAGGGTGTTGGCTGGATTGAGTGAAGTTCAAACTTTGACACTTGCTGGAACGCCCACAAGTGGAGATTTTAAACTAACATTTATCGGGCAAACTACGGGAACGATTGCTTATAACGCATCGGCATCCGACATTCAAACGGCCCTAGAAGCCTTGTCTACAATTGGAACTGGAAATGTCGTTGTAACTGGTTCTTTGGCAACGTCCATTGTCATAACTTTCGCCGGAACTCTTGGAAACGTTGACCAGCCAATTATCGCGGTTACGGATAATGCGCTTCTCATTACCGGAACTGCTGTAACATTTTCAATCACTTATGGCGGTTCAATACCCCCACAAGTTCAAACATTTATTCCGAACCAACCAGCGATTAGCGGAGACTTCCAATTAAGTTACCGTGGAAATTTAACTTCCGTACTTCCGTACAATGCATCTGCTTCTGACATTCAAACTGCCTTAAACGCTTTGCCGGATGCGGGAAATGGTAACTTAAATGTGACGGTTACGGGTGACATAGCTACAGGCTTCACAATTTACCTTGCGGATTATGTTATCTCACACATGGTTAATACGGGTGCGGCGGCATCCACTAGATACATTTCGGTACAAAACAATACGATGGATGGTGCCGGTTCTGGTGTTACCGTGACTATCGTTGAAACCACCAAAGGCGATCCCGGACCGACCTACCGTTACCAATGGACTTATAAGAATATGCTTTTCTTTGCGGGAAATCCTTTGCAACCTTTTTCCGTTGCCCCCTCAAATGTGGATGATTTCACAATCTTCTTGGCTCAAAATATTATTGTTGTTAAATCGGCCACTTCTACCCATGTGACGGGTGGATGGGACATGGACGATTATTGCATTATTTCTACGGATACCGACATTTATAACCTTTTTGGTTCTAATTCCGATTCCGCTACTGGTGACTTTGATCTCAAGCGATCCAAGAGTAAAGTTGGAGTTATTGAACAAGCGGCGGCAGTTCGCATTGGACCGGGGCTTTACTTCTATTCTGGCGAGGATATTTACGCTTATAATGGGGTTGATTCTATTTCAATTACGGATTCCAAAATTCAACAGTATTTGGATAATGTGCCAGAGGGATTAAGACGGGCAGTTACAATGACGTACAACCTTGAGAGAAACGTCCTATTGGTTCAACTGCCCCAACCTTCTTCTCAACCGAGCGTGGATGCAAACAATTACTGGATTACCTTGACGTACAGCTTGAAATATCGGGCGTGGGGCGAGATTGAACCTACGAGCATTAGTGATATTCAGCAAATTTCATTAAGCGATAACCCCGATGAGGGAAGTGTGCGGTACACCTTTAAGGGACAAACAACTCCTACGATTCCCTACAACAATTACGGTATTGCACCCACTTATCTTGAAAACCTTTCCACCATCGGGGCCGGAAATGCAACCCTTACCGAGGTTGGGCCATTTGCTCCGATCATAGTTTCTTTCAAGGGGTATCTTGGTGGTGTTAAACAACCATTGATAACCGTGTTTTCTAACAGTCTTAAAAAGAACGGAAGCCCCATAACGATTACCATTACGAAAATTGTGGATGGCGGTCCAACTTCCGCCATGATTTGCGGGCTTAATATGCCTTCGGATGGTAGCGAATCGAGGACAGTGTTTTTCCAGTTCGGGAATAATGTTTTGGAGTGGGATTGTGCGGCGGGTGAAGAAACTATTACCCGATCCTCTTTACTTCAATTGGCCTTTAATCACATGAAAAGTCCTTCGATTCAAAAGGATTTTATGCGGTACATTTTGAATGTGAGGAAAGTTGGTTCTTTAACTTCGAGCCAAATAAGTATGTATTTTTTTTCTAATGGGAACGATTCTACACCACGACAAACGCTTGTCGGGTTACAATCATCTAATGGGAAACTGGATACATTCGTAAATGGCGTGTCTGGTGACAATCTTGGCGTTGCATTTACGATAGCTGGTTTAAGACTTGGAACTGACGTTCACGAATTGTCTGGATATTTGGCCTACTGGCAAGCGATGGAGGAAATAGATGGCTAACGAGTACACCCTACCGGCTAAATTGGATTGGACCAAGGTATCTTCTTATCTAAATCCGGTTAGAGGAACGAAGTACGGCAGTCAAGCGGAAAGCTCTTTACGGGATGAATACGGGGCCTATGGAGATGTATTTAAGAGCCTCTTGCCAGAAGAACAAGCTCAAGAGCAATTGTACGGACAACAAAGCGGGATGATGAAAAATCGCTTAGTTGGGAGCCTCAATTCAAGGGGATTGGGGAACTCGCTTCTTGGGACTAAGTTTGGCGATAACGTAATTTCAGGTCAAGGTAGTGGGGCCTTACAAAACTTAGCCATGCAAAGATTACAAGGCCGTAATGCTCTGCGCCAGGGCTACACTCAACGGGCCAATGAATTGAATAATCAACTAACGGGCGGTGCTGGTGCGCTGAATGACTACTACCAACGGTTAGGAATGGATGATCGTAAATTGAGCGCACAAGAAGAAGCTAATTCACCCAACTTTTTCAGCATGGTTTCGCCTCTTGTCTCTTTGGCTTCACTTCTCTAGGAGGATTTCGTGAACGATTCAGCTTTATCTCAAATGTTTAATATCGGGGCAACTAAGAACATTGGTTCTGGCGCATTGGCCCAATATGCTCCATCGGCCAAAGCGTCCGATAGGGCCATGAACGCCATGCAAGCCCTTCAACTGGCCCGCATGAGAAGCGGTAGGGCGCAGAGTAAAGCTGGCATGGGATTACAAGAGCGTTCCACGAACGATTATCTTGAGAGCCTACAAGCTGGCCCGTTGGATTATATCGGTTTGGGGTTATCGGGGGTGGGGGCCATTAAGGGCCTTGACCAGCGTGACTTTTACAAGAAGTTTGGCTATTTACCTGGGCAACAAGGGCCACAAGCCCCTCCGCTTCCTAGCCTTTTAGATTATGCGCCGGACGAATATCCGGCTGAATAAAGGAGTTTTAAATGGCGTTCTTTCTTCCGTCCGTAAGATTATTGCAACAATCGTTGGGCCAATTCGGTAATCAGATGCGGTCCGATACGCAAGCCTCTATTGCCAATGATCGGGCCAATAAAGTTCAAGCGTTACAAGAATTGGCTAGTCAACGTGCGGGCGAGGCTCAAAAGTTTGGAGAGGGTGAGGCCCTTAAACGAAGTGCGCTTGGAGAAAAGTATTACAAGCTGGCGGAAGAAAAGTTGAAAAAATATGGGGCTGGTCCTGGTCGTGGTTCTGCCCGCAATCCAGAAGCGGAAAAGGCACTTAGGGATTTCAACGAAATTGTTGGAGTTGAATCAAATCGAATTGACCCGATAACTAAACAACCGCTTGGAACTTATGTGGCGGGTAAAAACATTTGGGCCAAATTGAGTCCTGCTGATAGGGCCAAACTTCCGTCTGCGTTTGGCTCTTATTTTGGCGGTCAAGAACCTGGACAAAAACCAGCACAAGCACAACCGGCATTTGGCCCCCGAATGATTCCAAACGCTAATGTGAGTGGACCCGTATTGGGTACTGCCCCCGCACCGCAAGAAGGCGATCCAAACCAAAACGTTCAATTCCTGAATGAATATTTAAACAATCAGCAACGTGGGTTTGGTGATTTGGCGAAAAGAAGGGTTCAAGGCGGTTATCAGCCAACCCCTACAGTTGAAGAATATTTACAAGGGAGATAATTCAATGCAAATAGACCCGTCAATTTCAAATCCGGCGTATCAGACTTCTTGGGGCAACGCCAAGTTGGACGGTAAAAAAGCGTTTAGGGACGTAATGGCCCAACGTCTCAAGAATAAAATGACAGGCAAGCAGAATAAGGATTCCGGCTCTTTGGCGGTTCAAATGGCCGAACAGCAATACGATAGGAAATAGGGGTAAAAGTGGCCGATCCTTTTAAGTTTCCATCTTTCGGGCTTGGTGCGTTTGGTCGTATTCCTGGCAACAGAACCAGGAAACCGGCTGATGGCCCCGCTTTGGAAACGGAAGGCTCCAATCTCGAAAAGATATTTCGGGTTCTTTCCAAGCCTGGTGACGTTGAACGCCAAGCCTTAATAAACCTTCACCAAGGTAAACCCGTTGGCGAGAACGTTTTAAATATTCTGAATATCAAGCCGAATGAATCCATCCCGAAAAATGTGGTGAACTTATTTAAGGCCGAACCCGAAAGCGTTAGACCGCCTTCCGGTTCGGACCTTGTGCAAGAATTGAGGGGCGGTGCTTCCCCCACTTCTAAAACGGGTAAGGCGGCTCAAGCTATTGCGGGTATTGCCGTTGACGTTCTTAATCCCGCCGATCCTCTGAACTGGCTAGGCATTGGAGAACTCAAGGGTGGGGCTAAGGGGCTAGAGGCTCTTGGTAAAGCCCCCGGCGTTATCGAGGGATTGGAACAAGGCGGTAGAGCCTTTGGAACTTTATCTCTTAAAAATGCCCCCGTTATAGGCAAGTATTTACCAGAATTGGCGGTACATACCCCTAAATTCGTGGATGAGGCGGCGGGTGGTGCTTTGCGTGGTCTTGGTGACGTTGGTAAGGCGTTGGGTGGTGGTAAGGTTGTGGACTTTTTCAAGCCACAATTCGTCAAGCTGGCTGGATATACCAATCGAGCCAAAGTCAATGCGACTGATTTGTTTGAAAAAATGGCTAATCTTGCAACGCCTTCTAAAATTAAAGACCTTGAAAAATCAGCCATTGAAAAGATTAAAGCTGGTAAGTTGGGTGAAATAAATCCCGATGTAAGCGCACATTGGGACAAGATGAAGTTGACACCGAAGCAAAAGGTTTGGGCCGAAGTGAACCGATTGGCAGAAATGCCAATTGCGGAGAAGTCTGGCGGGGCTAAGATTCCAGCTTATATGAAAGAGTTTTTGGGTAAGGTTCCAACTTCCGGCGACACCCTGGATGAAATCAAACAGATCCAAAATTTAAGGAAATCTCCGCTTGATATTTTAGGCGAGAAGAAATCGAAACTTGGAATTGAGGGCCAGTTGGAAGGTTTTGCTCCAAGGATTGGTTCTGACTCGTTATTTAAAACTCTTGATTCGATTGGCGTTCCGAGAGAAAAGGCTGAGCGTTCAATCAAAGACTTTACCATGCAACAAGCGGAAGCCATCGCCAAGGCCGAAAATATCCTTGGACCTTTGGCTAAAACGCCGGAAGCTCAACAAGCCATATCCGCACAATCGGCACGAATCAGGGCAAACTTTTACGGCAAAATGTTGGGTAACAAGGCCATGAAAGAAAACCCGCAATTACTTGAAAAGTTAAAGTTGATTGACCCCCCTGGTGCGACCATCTACGAAACGGACGGCATGAAAGCCTTTGGCAAGGAAGTTGAAGGCTCTAGCCGTGAGATTTCATTGTGGGAGGGCTTGGGCGATATTCTAAAAAATCAGTCCATCGCCAAAACCAAGCTATCCGATTGGGGTGGAGAACACGCTGTTAAATGGGAGATACCAAAACAATTCCAAAAGATGATTGGTGATTTGCGTAAAGATGGGGCCAAGATAAATATGGGCCATATGTACGTTACCCCCGAAACTGCCCATGAATTGCAGAATCTAGTTGGCGTTTTAACCGACACCGACAAGATGCAGAAGATGATCGGTGGTATCCAGGGAACGCTCATGGGCTGGACTAGGCTATTCTCCCGCATGACCCTACTCTCTTTCCCTGGAACTGTTCCCTATGGGATGAGGAATATAACCTCCAACAATATTCAGTCTGCATTGGCGGGGGCGTGGAGTGCGAGTGGAGTTGCCAAGGCTTTTAAGATGATTCCTGCGCTGATTAAGGGTGCGGGCAATCCCGAAAGACTGGCTCAAGAGGCCGAGAAATTAGGGCCCCTTGGTGAACACCTTAAAATCATGCACGACTCTAACTTGTTTGGGGAAACCTTTTCTCAAGATTTATTCCAGGGTAAACGCCCATTACAAAAGTTTGAGAAGGCTATCGGTATTGATTTGGCTGGTAAGTGGAACGCTTACGCTGAGGACTTTGGGCGCATCCAGCATTACATGACCCGCATTGGGCAAGGATGGACTCCCGAAGCGGCAATTGCTGATGTGAGGAAATATCTTTACGATTATGCGGGTGGATTATCTCCGCAATTGCAAGGGGCAAAAGCCATATTCCCGTTTCTATCTTGGACTCGTTTTAACTTGCCGATCATGGTTGAACACATGATTAAGCACCCTGCGAAAGTGGAGATTCCTTATAGGTTCAAGGAAAACATCGAGAATACTTTAGGCTCTACTAGCCAAGGCAAGCCGGATGAAAGGGCGTTGGATGAGTTCGTGAAGGGTGATTTTCATATCCGTCTTTGGCAAGATGAAAAGACGGGCAAATACACTTACCTTCGCCTAAAGAACACAATCCCGATTGCCGACCTTGAAGATATTACTGGCATGACTAAGTTCATGGATTTAATGACTTCCAGTTTAACGCCTTATATCAAGACCCCATTGGAAAACTTGTTTAACCAAAGTTTATTCTTTAGATCGGCGGGCGGTGAACGTTCGCCCATTGAAAACTATCCAGGACAAACGGGTAAATTCCTTGGAATGGACATGGGCCGTAAGACTATCAACACCCTGCGAAATATCAGGCCGTTAAGCGAAGTGAATAGGCTTATCCCTGGCGAACGTCCCATTCTTGGTGCGCCAGAACAAGCTATTAGAATGAGTGGGTTATCCCTTATTCCAATTGATATGAATAAATCCACCGAGAGCGCACGTTTTGCCTACTTGAAACAGCTATCTAATTTGAAGATGGCTAAGAAGCGTCAAGAGCAAAAGGGTAAACCGAGCGAAGATATTCAAAAATTGATGGAACAATTAAATGAACAAGCGTACAGGCCATAATGGGATTAACCTATAAAAAGCTAGTTAATACACCACTCGTTGATCCGATTGATAAGCTATTATTTCAGAAGCACCAAACTGAAATTTATCAAATGATGGACAGTCTGACTCAATCGCTGGTATTTGGTGAATCTACAATGATTAGCGGTAGTGTTACGGTGGTAAATGCGAAGTGCAAAAGTACGTCAATTATATTAGTTTCTTCACAAGATGATAGCGCAACGGGGGCTATAAGGGCTATACCTGGGGCTGGTACATTCGATTTGAAATCGTCTAGCGGTGGTGATTCGGGACGCATTGGATGGTTGCTTATTCCGTAAAAATTAGTAGAATGTTTAATAATCAAAGGAGACTTCAAGTGAAAAGACTACTGATAGCGTTAATCCTGTGCGGTATACCTTATGTGGGGATGGCGACTAATACGCCGACAAACACCCCGACTGATACGCCCACTTCCACTCCAACTTTTACGCCTACATTCACCAGCACTCCCACCAAAACCAATTCGCCTACGCCGACCAAGACGAATACGGCATCGGTAACGCCGACAAAGACTTTTACTCCGCTTGCCGTGTGGACCGCCACTAAGACTCCGACAAAAACGGCCACTTTTACCGCAACCGTTACCAGAACTAATACTGCGACAAGAACTGCCACGAATACCCCAACGGTTACAAAAACTCGCACTCCGACCAATACGGCGACCTTCACGGTTACTTTAACGCCGACTAAAACGCCGACTAAAACGCCTGTCAATACTTTAGTTCCTACGGATTCTCCGACCAACACCCCCACATCTACGGCTACCGTGGCTCCCACTTATCCTGGTTTAGCCCTGGAAAACACACTTCAAAAAGTGGTGTCCGGTATTGACGCTCTTTCGAGTGGGGCGACAATCGTTAGTTTGAAAATACAATTCACGGCCACGCCTCAAGTACAAAATTACGAGCAAGCGGTTGTAATAAATGGAACCGGAACGTTGCCCGTCACTTATACGGTAACGGCTGGTTATCGCTCAATCTTTACGGCCATGAGAGAGTACAACCCCAATGCGGTTTCAGAGGGCGTGAGTGTTTTGATAGACGGGGTTATGGATCAGCCCGCCACGATTGTGGCTGGTGGAACTTTTAAACTCATGGTTCCTTTTGACTTGGATGAGGGCGATACGGTAGAGGCCCACGGTAATACCAATGTCGTGTACTTCTACTCCGCCAGGGAGTACTTGAAATGAAAAAACTTTTAAGGATTTTAACCGCTCTTAGTTGGATCGGTTCGGGTGTAGCCTTTGCCCAAACGGACTATCAGAATTTCAATTCGGACGGGACGCCCCGCATTTCATCTATTAGGAACGAAGGTGCGGAAGGCGTTTCCATTGATGCAGTAAATGGATTTATCCGATTAAACGGGGCATTGGGTGTTCATTCCGTTGTCCCGAGTGATAAGCAATACCAATGGGATATGGGCGGAGCATCGGCCTATCTATTCAATAACGATGGCGAACCCAATTTAGATTTAAACCAAGGGGCTATTCTAAACCTTGCTAATATTGAACAAACCGGCAATATGTCCGTCTCCGTTGGCGGAGATATGGGAGTGACGGCGGGTGGTGAATATGCCGTAAGTGCGCCAAGTGGCGGCGTTTCATTTTCCTATGGTGGATTATTCGACTTCAATACGAATGTTAATGTTGACGCTAGTGGCAATTTTAACTGGGGAGGAAATACAACCTCAACCATTAGCGCAAACGGGGCTTTAACTGTTGGTGGAAAATATGATTTGAATGTAACTGGAAATTTAGGCATTACCTCCGGTGGTGATGCGTCCGTTTCCGTTGCCGGTAGTATTGGAGTGACTACCGGTACATTGTCCGCTTCGGTGACGGGACCCATTGATCTCAACTCGGGTGGAAATATTAGAGTAAATTCCGAAACGGGTATCCAGGTTACGGTTAATGACGATGTTGGGATTTTTGCAGATGAAGCCAATGTCGGAATTTTTACTAACAATGGCGAATTAAGCATTTATGCCAATCATTTCGGAATGGGGTTGGACGGTATTTTAGCCACACTATCATTTGATATGAGCGGAAATTATATCAAGGCATTACATGACCCCGTTGACCCCCAGGATGCCGCCACGAAAGCCTATGTGGATTCGGCGGAGTTTGATACGGGTTCTTTGTGGGAAGAAGCCGATGGCAATATCGAAATGACCTCTCCCGCAACAATCATTATGAACGATAAGCCCATTAAAGAACTTGCGGCGGGTGTCACGCTTACTGATGCGGTGAACTTGGGGCAGATGCAAACCGCTATTGCCGATGCCGTTCTTTCGGGCGTGGTGACAATGACGGGTGGTTCAGTGGTGGTAACGGATGGGGCCATTACCACCTCATCCGTCTTGGTTCCTTCTCCCGATTCCATTGGAACCAATATCGGATGGCTTGCTGTGGCTTACGGGAGTGGTTCGGCCACTATCACTTCAACGAACATTTTGGAAGCCGGACCCATTCGTTACATTTTGAAGCCCTAAGTAATAATGGTTATTCACACTTAAAGGATCGGAAATGTCCCTCCGCCACGATGATGAAAAGGAACTGATTAAAGCGGCATTTAAGGAAGCGGCAAAAGAGTGGCTGGACAATAAGTTTGCTGAATTTGGCAAATGGTCAGCCATGACTATTGCCGCCGCCGCTTTGGTTGCCCTAATCTATTTTATCCTAAAGCTCAATGGGTGGAACCATTCCGCCGTTTTTCACAAGGCTATGGGTAATGCCCTGGCGATGGCTAAAACGAGCAAGCGGTAGTGTTTATCGCCCTAACGTGGTTACTTCAAGCGGCGCAAGTGGCCTTAGAATGGTCCAAAGTGGCGAAGGCTTGGCACAAGATTAAGCACAAGGTTCGGAGAAGGCATTGATAACCAGGGACGAACTCAATCCCAATGGATATGCCGAGACTCAAGAGCAAACCGCCAATCTTAACTTCCTTTTAAATCGCCTTAATAAATTTGAATTGCTTTATAAAGCGGTTGTTACCGTCACTTCTGGCCTTCGTTCTCAAGCCGATCAAGCCCGTATCAATCCAAGTGCGCCCAAATCCAAGCATCTGTTGGGTTTAGCCGCCGATATAGCTGACCATGACGGGGCTTTGCGCCAATGGGTTCTTGACCATTTGGACGATCTGGCTAGAATAGGGTTCTGGTTTGAGGATTTCAGGTGGACGATTGGATGGGTTCATTTCCAAGCCGCACCGCCTAAATCGGGTCATAGGATATTCGTTCCGAGTTCCGCACCGGCTACCGATAGTTCCGTTTGGGATGGGAATTACGATCACGCTTTGGATGGAGTGACCGCATGAGCGTATATTGGCAGACCTTCTTAATCTGTGCTGGATGTGTGGGCCTTATGCTTTTCGTGATCTTCCTGGCGCACCTATCCGTTTGAAGTTCCTACTGCTGGTGTTCCTACTGGCAATCCCAGTTTCAGCCAATCAGAATCTAGAAATAGACCAATTCGGCATCTATTCTCATGCCGTGTGGCGGGCCTCCCATCATCTTAATCCGGGTATACCCCAAGCGGAAGTGCTTGATTTCTGCTGGTCAACGTGGGAGGGGTGTGGTCACGATGAGGGCATGATGGAAGTCTATACGGCCATCTGCATCCAAGAAACAAGCCTAAACTTCATAGATAACGACTTTGGGGCAGGATATTGCGGGGGCTATTGGCCTTTAATTAGACGATTATTGCGGGAGCATGGCGTTATAGCCTACCCAGAAGCGTGGGTAATGCACCATCCTCAAGTTCTAAACAAATGGCTTGCCCAACGTTTTTGTCACATGGTAAAATCTAGTTCTATTGAAGAAGCGGTAAAAACGTGGCGGATAGGCTGTCATTGGCGCACGAATGGGGAAAAGCGTGAGATTGCCGATGATTACCTAGAAGAAGTTGGCAATAAGTTAGAGTGGTTTAAAGGAAAATTCAAAGAGGGGGAGATTCAATGAATAAGCAGACTCCGATGTATGTTGTTGGAAAGATGCTGGCAATTCTCGGCGGGTTGTATGCGCTCTGGCAGAATGGATTTCTGTTTGATGCGAGTACGGCTGGCACGATGGATAAAGCCTCTGCCGGATTGGTGCTTGGGGCTGTGGCCTCCCTATTTGAACACACGCCTTGGGTCAATACCTTGCTTGGGGCCATCACTAAATTGGTTGGTATCCCGTATCAGCCTGACGTTACGGAACCCTCCGCCGTTCCTCCCCCGCCTCCTACCGTTTGATATTCATGCCCTCTCTGCGGTGGATGGGATTTGCCCTGTCCACCGCCCTCCTTTCGGGGTGTGCCTCTCCCGCTTTTAAACATTCCGATATTCCAATAACCCAACTGTCGGGGCATTATCGAAATTTAACAGTTGGATATGGCGATGGTAGTAAATCTACTACAAAGCTGAATCATTCCGCTTCGTGGTACGCCCAATTACCGACCTGGGAGCCTCAAGTTTTTAACATTGGTTTCTCGCATGACCCATTGTTGGGGGCTTCGATGATCGGGATAAGCAAGCCATCGTTTTATGCCGGTCTAAGGTGGTTTTATTTATTCGATTTCGGATTAGATGCTGGTGTGAGTGGGTACGGTGCGGGGGTAAACGTGGATTGGAATTTGTTTGATAACGTGGTAATGGGGACTGGTATCTGGCAACCGCTTAAATGGACCGACTTCTTTACCCCTTGGGATGCCCCTCTATTGGGCGTTCAAGTCTCTGTAATACCTTAAATCAACTGTAAAATAAACCTTGGGGCTATGTTACCGCCATTATCTTGTGTCCATCCATCTTTGTTGACCTTCATTTTACCTTCCGTTACCTTCACGCACTTTCCATCACCCGTTCCCATGCAAGGGCATAATCCCCATCGTTGCCTACCGTCATAAGCCGGTGTCAAGTCTACTTTACATTGGCAACCAAGCTGGCCCTTATGATGTTTTTTAGAGTGACCGCATGAATAGCTCATTCTAGTCCTTTCAATGACTTGGCTGAATACAGTTTCCCGTTCCACATGGCTTGCCCGTCAATAACGTGGATTATGGAATGGTTGAACTTGCCATTGGATTCAACGTATATAACGAACATGGATTGTTTCCAAGTATTATTCTCGTTTCTTTGGTATGTGGCTTTATTTGAACACGGAGAGCCAAATGTAAAAGCTGGTATTCGATTCATTCCAACCCCTTTAAAGGCTTAGCGTTATAGACTTTTCCATTACGAATCGCTTGACCATTGATTATGCGTATAATTTGATGATTGAATTGACCGCTTGGCTGGACATATACCTCTAACATGGCTTGCGCCCAAGCGTTATTTCGGCCCCTGTGGTATGAGGCTTCCCTGGCACATAAACAACCAAAAGTAAATACAGTTGCTGGAAATTGACCATGTTTAAATGTTTCTTCGGCCACGGTATGCAGATGACCATATCCACCAGACCCACCGTGATCTTCAAAGTGTTTTTTAAGATGATTGCTTGAGGCATAGTGACCGTGGAAAATCTTTAGCCTTCCACAATCTACCCAATTTTTACCACCAACCGCATTGTAGCTTTGATATGGAACCCACTTAATCTTTCGCTCGTCTAACACCCACGCCTTTTCGGGATACCAGTCTTTCGTTACCCATCCTTGGAATTTATTCATCTGGCGGGAATTGCGTAGGATTTCTTCGTGGTTGCCTTCTAGTTGATACTTCTCGCACTTCTTGGGTAGGATTCTTTCGGTCTGATCTAGCCAACGGTTAATGCCATTGTTATCGTTCTCGATATTCATGGCAACGGATTCGCCATCTTGGGCCGGAACTTTGCCCTGCATATCCCGCCCCACAGCCCAATGGGAAAGGTAGCCCAGGTGGGCCAAGTCTCCAACCTGTCCAAAACTATCTGGGCGAATATCGGCTAAAATTTGCATCGCAACGGAAATGGCTTTTGGATCATGACGATCAATCGGCTTGGGACTCCCAGGGGGAACGAAAGCGAAGTGCATATCGGGAAACCATACCCAAGTGTGCGTAGAGAATTGTCTAAGTCCCAATTGCGGCCCTCCGATATGTGGACTCTAAATTTTTCTTAGCTCTATTCCTGGAACCCCAAGCCCTCTTTAAAAAATTGTACTTATCCAAATGTGCCAAGCGATAATTACGAAAATAAATCCAACGTCCATTCACATAAATTTCACGTTCTTTTGTTGATCTGCACATTTTACAAATTGGCTTAATATAAACACGGCCTCGGCGGTATTCTTTTCCAGAATTTCGATCATCCAATATTCTCCCACAACCGCCACGGCACATCTTACCAAGATTAGTATTCTTTGGAAGCGTTTTCTCTTGCTTCTTGGATTTTAAGAGCTTCTTCTTCCGTGAGATCGTCCTCGTAGGGCCACTTTCCGCTCGTATCGTGCCATGAGCCATCAAAATATATCCAACCGGCCTCTTTCAACCGCTTGCTTGTCATTCATTTCTCGTTTTAATTGGTCTTTCATAACTTGAAGCATCTTTTTTTCGTGAGGTTTAACTTTGTATCCTGATCTTTTTAGAACTCCCAAAACGTTTCCTAGATGAATGGTTTTAACTTTTGTTTTTTTCATCTTTTCTCCGGTTGTAGACAAACTTGAGTTGAGGCAGGAAGGATAAATCTTGAACTGTTTCGGTATCGTAGCGGAGAACTGACCAGCCATACTCAATAGCCATATTGTATTTTTCTAAATCTTTTAAATAACCGCTTCCCCTGGTATGGCGGCCATTAGCCCACACCGACCCCTCACATTCTAGGGCCAGCTTTATATCGGGCCAAGCCCAATCGAAACGCCATTTTCTTGTGGGATGAAATTTAAATTCGGCCTCAAATCCTGTCAATCTCTCCTGTTTCCATATCTGCGGTAGCCACTTTTGATAATCGAGATTTGGCATTTTTTGACCTTCCCAATTTTTTGATTCTTTGTATTTCAGAACACCCCGGTTGCCAACATTGTTTTGCGTCTTCGTGTTTTGACCAAATTTCATTACCGCATCCACATCGCCCCTGATATAAAATCGGCTTTGGTTTTGGGTAAGTGTCTTTATATTTGAGGCTCATTCCTCGTCCTCATTATCTAGGTTTTGGTCAATAATTTCATCATCTTCTTCGTCTTGTGGAGTCATATTTTCGTAGTAATTTTGCGCTCTTATAAAGGCTTTATCGCTTGCGGAGTACCAAGGATCACTCATCATCTACCTCCAATTCCACCGGGTCTAGTGGATAGAAAATATCGGGACGCCTCACTAGAATACCTTCCTAGCGGCGGCCTCCATCTCCCCATCTACCAGCCTCGTATAGCCTTGAGTTACAGCAATTCCAGAGTGACGGGCAAACTTTGAAGTAAGCATAATGTCCCTAGTTTTCTCGTAGAATTGGGTTATGCCGGAGTGTCGGTTGACGTGGGATGAGAACTTAAAATCGCTTGTCCACCCACACCACTTTTTGACCTCTTTGGAAAACGCACCTATCCAACCCCTGCTTAATGGCTTTCCTTTTTTACCCTCAAAAACGAATGTGGTATCGGGCTTTTTCTCTTTGAAGGTTTCCAAGATTTCACATAGTTTTTTCTCAATTGGCAAATAAGCCTCTTTATCGCCCTTGCCAATGGTTCTTAACCGCTTCTTTTCAAAGTCTATATCGGCCCACTTCAAAAGCCTTACTTCATTGAGCCTTAACCCGCAATAGTAGCCCAATAAAACGCTCATGCCGACGTGCCAATGGTGATCTGTATCCCATTTGAGGCTGGACACTAGGTGCTTGCGTTGCTCTTTGGTTAGGGCCTTGGGATTTCTTACCGGAACCCTCGTTTTGATTTCATCGAATATGGTCGTGGGGTCTTTGGTGATTAGCTCAAGGCTTACAAGCCTTCGGTAGAATTTTTTGAGTGTAGCCATACGCCTTCTGGCGGTACGATCCGAGAGGCCCTTGGTCTGCATTTGGGTAATGAAGCCCTCTAAATCGGCTTTACTTGCCTCCATTGGGTTCTTCCCTGCAAGGTGAGCCTCAAATAGCCCTAGATCGCTGGCATAGCTATTGATGGTATCTTCACTTGAATATTTGCTTAAAAACGCCGACCAGGGGGCTTTATTTACTATTGGGTGCATTTATACCTCTCGATTGATGCCGAGTGTGGAGTGCCGAGCCACAAATGACAAGTATTCACTTGGCCCACAAATGGAATTTAAATATATTTGATAATTTTTAAAATCTTTTAATGCCTCAACCAAAATGGTACACATGAATTACCCCACATTCAATAAGCCAGATTCTTGAAAGTTACCGAAAGGTTACTGCTTCACGCCGAAATCACAATTCAAAACTTTTTCCTCGATGGACTTGGTATCAAATCCAAGTTCGCCTTCAAGGTTAATGAGCCAATCAACCATCGTTTCAGAACCGCTTCCCGGCATCCAAAGGGTGTCCTTGACGGCCTTATGGGTACAAAGAACTTCGATTGCCCCTTCGACTTCGCCCTGTATTCGTGGACTGATTTTCGGCGTTAAATCCCCTTCGTGCGAGTGGGCGGAAAATTGGCCTGATTCAATTTTCTCAATCACAGCACTAATGGCCCGTTGATGATAATTGGCATTAGCTTCGCCGTATTCTTTCCACATGGATTCTAATTCCGACTTCAACTTATCCCCGTCAATGGCTCCGATGGTTCCCGTGGGCGAGTGGGCGGGAGTTCGGCGGTTCCAAGCCAGAAGGCGTTCAAGTTTTGCCTCATCTGATTTTTCTTCGCCTCCAAAATAAGCTCCGCACTTAGTACACTCAACAAAATCACTTCCCGAATGTGCTGGACCGCCACAAAACGGGCAAGGCAACAGTTCATTCTTTTCGCTCATTTCTTACTCCAATCTAAAATGTCAGGTATGCTTTCGGACTTGTTCGCCATCCCGCCCTCCCGAATTAGGTTAATCTTTTACGAAATCACCTAAACCACCGTCATAAGGTTCATAGATCGGCTTCTTTTTCAGATACCACTCTTTCCAAGCCCTTGCGCTTTTGGGCCATCCTTGAGGACATTGACACCTAATCCCTTCTTCTTCGCCACAATCCCAAGCCTGTATTTTCGGGCAGTTGACATGGTGAATTTTATCGTTTGTGAACGGCTTCTCACTTCGGGCCATCCGTCCCTCCTATCGGGCTTTCGAGAATATGAATTACTTCGGGTCGAGTCTATCGGCCCAATTAAGAACAAACTTGTCCCATGTTAAACCACAATCAGCCCACTCCTTATTTCTGTACTCCACAAACTTAATATGTTGGTCGTAACCGCATGGGTCGGTGGGCCAACCAAAAGGACCGCCACGCTTTCCGCTTTTAATGTATTCCCTCAAATAATCTGCGGTTTCTTTATCTGTCATTTCCAACCTTTCGATAACAAGTCTTATGCAATTAAACCTTAAATCAAATTTAAGCGATTTTGCTCCCTGTTAATCTTTTCCCTTTCAGCCTTTCGCCCCATCATAAAAATCATGTGGTCTAGTGGGTTGTTATTTATCAACTTTTCAAACTGCTCTAGGCTTTGTGGTTGTTTTTCGGGGCCAAGCCTAAATTCTATTTGTTCATAAACTGCTAACTTGGATTGACACGCCGGACAACCATCCTCAAAAGGTATGGCAGAAGTATAAAAATGAGAGTGCGGAACCTTGTCGATACTTTTGAGTGTTTCAAACAGTTTTCTTAAAACGAAGTCCGCCATCTCGATACCCCCAATAAATTACTTAAGTGAACCCTTGGTGGTTCAGATGAATTAGGACGGCTTCCTGCCCAAGTCGCTTGAGTCGTGTTTCGCTAAGGCCACCGGTCGGCCTGTCTGACAGCGTTGGGCTTGCGTCAGCAACAATTCCCCGTCTAATCCGTGAGTGTTGGAATCGGGAGTGGATACCCTATCCGCCGTTTCTTTTCACCCAAACCACCAAGGGCTAACCTTTCGATAAATTACGTTATGCAATTAAACTCCACAAAACCCCTTGCAATCGTTCATAAACAAGTCCACCTGATCCTCGCCAATGTTCGCCTCACCCAACGGAACTAAAGACGGATGAAGAAATACGGGTGATTTAATCGCCGCCCTGGTTTTACGCACCTTCTCATCGAAGTCCACAGCGTTTTTCCATTCTTCGGGGGCTTCCTGCTTCAATCTGCGCCAGTAGGTGTTATCGTGAAACGGACATCCAATACACGCACTTTTGGGCGGTATGGGAACGTCATGGGCTTCTAAATACCGCTGGCAATCGTGGCGGTTCATGCGCTTCTCAATTAACGGCCAACGATGAACCACCCACTTATCTTGGCTTTCGCTCATGCGTTGAGCTTCGTTGGTGGATATTCCAATCCACACCTCGGCGGGATCACCTTTCCACCGCTTGCCTTTTTCCACTCCCGCCATATCCCGAATGGCCCTTTGAACCACCTGGATTTTGTATTCATTGGTACATTGACGGCGCAAGGCTCCTTTTTGAAGCCCGTTTTTAGTCCACAAAGGCATCGAAGCGAATCGCTTCGATGTAGACAGGGCATCAGCTCGAATGTCTCCCTTCGTTTTGTTTAAAATTTTCAAGCCCTTTTCTTCTGCCCAAGGAATAAACCACTTCAAATAATCGTAGGTTGACTTTGTTTCCCATTGGGTGTCAGCGAATACCGCAAAATCCGGCATTTCAAAATCACCCAGGCAACACATGGTTGCGAGTGTCACGGTCTGCATACCACCACCGAAACTTAGGACTTTCATTGTCTCCTCTTTGAAATCCAAGTTGTTTTAATAGGCCCCATCAAAAGAACGGAATGTTGAAAAGTGCCATCTAACAGCTTGATTGCTAATTTAGACGCCCTGTCCTCTAGTGCTTTTGGAGTTATCGGAAATCTCGGATAGTTTAAAAGTTCAACTACGAATCCGGTTTCCTCGCCGCCCGTATAAACATAGTCCGTTTTTCGGACATTCACGCAAAGCCCTTCTTCTAGACATTCTTTTCTGATAATCTGCTTCGCTTCTTCTATTGGCCCACTCATGTAAATTTTTACAAAGTGAGTCTTTGATTCCTTTTTCAAGTGACTCTCCTTATCGCAGTAATCGCTATTCTTTACACCCTCGCCGCAATCGTGGCTAGGGCTTGAGGCCCGTACCGTGGCAAGTTTTACACTCGCACCATGTGGCGTTTATATTACTGGCAGACTCAAGCCATTGACCTTTTGCGCCATTACATTCTTCACATTTTTCCTTCCCTTCCTCCTGGGCCAGAAGGGACTCGGCGGACTCTAACCAAGCATCCCAACGGTCTCGCCATTTATCGTTTTCCCCATAGGCCCTAACATCCAACAGCAGTTCCCTTGCTTCCTTCACGATGGACAGTTCCGAGTGGGTCATGGCAAAATCCCATATCTATCTTTAAACTCAATCGCCCCTTGTTGCGGATTATATAACCTAGCCAAAGCGTAACTAACCCTCACCAGCTTCCGAAGCCTTCGGCGCACTTGGCTTTGATCCATTTTCACTTTGAGACCGTATGGATTTTTTACTGTGTAGCGTCTAGCTTCCAGTTCCAGCCATTCGACTAACTTCTCAATCTCATTCTTGACCTTGGCCGCCATATTCCCTCCTTCAATTTTTGGTAACGATGACTAGCGATAAGCTGGCCTCGGAGCGATGAACCAAGAGCTTGAGGCTTAGGGCCACAAGGTTGAGTAGTTGCTTATGAGGCACACTAACAGGGTTATAACCCCTGATATTCACCGCCCCCAGACCAGCGATATACGCTCTTATGCACACTTCATAAACGTCAGCCAAACCGTCTTTCCGTTCTGCGTTGTCCTATGCCCAAAAAGCGGTGTTCTTTGAATGGCGTTTAATATCTCGAACACCTTCAAAGAGTGTTCATTCCACTTGAAAATCAAAACGCCATGATTGTCCAAAACCCTAAAACATTCATCAACTCCACGCTTTAAGTCGTTCTTCCAATCAAAACCCAAGACCCCGTACTTTTTGGCTTGCCAGCCATTCTTTCCGGCCGCTTTTAGGTGTGGCGGGTCAAACACCACCAACTTAAAAGTGCCATCGGCAAACGGAATGTTCTTGAAGTCCATGACCAAATCGGGGCTTATTTCCAATGCCCTACCGTCACACAAAACATGACTTTCTTTCCGAATGTCACCAAATACGGCATTTGGATTTTGGCGATCAAACCAAAACATTCGACTACCACAAGCCACATCTAAAATTGGCTTCATTCTGCCTCACATTCGATAAGTTGGATTACTGCTATATCACCCTAGTGTGAATCTTCCCATCGTGCGCACAATGTGTGGCGTAATAAATTTGGCCGTATTGACGAAAACACGTTGGGCAAATACAAGTGTGGATCGAAAGCCACTTCCTGATTTCGGAGTTACCATCATCCAAATAACGCCCCAACATAAATAGGGCGTTGACGTGTTCGGGCTTGATTCCACCTTCTTTTTTGTACTGCTCCGCTATCCAGGGTTCGTGAAGGTTAACGGCCCGTATAATGGCCGTGGTTAGGGCATCCAGGTCTTCTTTTGTTCTTTGATAGCACCAGTTCCAATTGTCAAAATCGCACGAATGTTTTGCCTCTTTGGGTTGTTTCCAAAACCTAAAAATTGAGGCAATCGAAATACTGGATGCTTCCGACATAAGAGCGTCTTTTTCGTTGTCGAACTCTCTGCCCGTAATTTCGTTTACGAATTTAACTTTTGTTTTCAACGCATCCCCCTTAATTGCATAATGACCATTACTTTATTAAGGCGTAACGGTTACGCCCATCCCAAACGGTTGTTTTTCGTCTAATTGCGCCCGCAGTTGGACAATTTCTCCGGCTGGTATACGTTGCCAATCGGCCACTTTTTCAAAGCCCTTTAGGGCTTCCTCGGCTGTCGGAGCAACCCAATAGCTACAATGTGATTGGCAGTCCCATCCGGTATAGTCGCAACCGCCTCTGGCCCCAAAGAAGCGGCCATCCTTGAGCTTCCCGATCCAAAACCATTCATCTTCGTCATTGTGGCCTGGTATCTCCGCAATCAAAGCCTCCACATCTTCGTACTTGAACAAATCGGTTGAATTGTTCTCCATGCACGTTCCCAAATCATCATTTGAAAACTCCGTCTTTAAGTACATACCTTCCCCCTAATCGTTAAATCCTTCCCTCAACACATACACCGCATAAACCGTCCCCCTTTCCTCTTGGACGTTATCAATTACATGGCCCTTGAGTTTTAGGCGGCGTATGCGCTCCGACAGCCTAAAACACCCGCACCCTTCCAACGCAAGCATTGGGGTCAATTCAACCCCTTTGCTTAATTGGAAAAGACACCATTCCTCTTGCGTCATAGTCTTATTGATATTTGAAAAGTCCAACTGGATTTGTGTCATATAACCCCCGCAAAGGTTATTTAAAGAACTACTTTTTAGGCTTTGCTTCTCTCTTTTTCCTGGGCTTCTTTTCTGGCAAGGGGGGTTCAATACCCTCTTGAACCATATTCCAAAAAGCCTGTTCATCCATTAGCAAATTCTTAATGTACTCATCATCCCGCTTCACAACATCGTTTTTAAAAACCTTCCCATCATTTGATCGAATGTAAATTATGTCCTTGGCATTACAAACCATCATTTGATGTTGAAGTTGGGCTATGTGGTGCGGTGGAATTGCATCCTCCATCGCATCCTTACCCACATATTTGATCTCTAGAGCGAAGTTCTCTTGGGCGTTGTAACCATCCAAGGAGGCCCGTATAAATGGAAATTCATCCATTTCCACGCATACGGGAGGGCAATCTTTGTCGTTCATAAGTTCAAAGTATGCCCTGGCCTTCGCTTCGATCTCCTTGCCCTTCTCAAAGATAAAATTAGTTTCGTTCTTGTCCTCGATGATGCCGGACTTTTCTTGCCAAAGTTTGTGCGCTGTTTTGTACTTGCTTATCCCAAGGATCATAGGGGCTTCGCTGGCCCCTATGCCCTCCTTGCGCCACTTGTGCCACTCATCGGTTCCCTGCTCTAATTGAATGAACCTCAAAACCCAACGTCCTCGGTGGGGGGGCGGGTTTCTTTTTCCTTCAAGAGCATCGCCCTTAAAGCGGAAGTATTGGTTTTACCCGTCAATTCTTCCTTGCTGACCCGCTTGACTCCACCAGCCCCAATGATGTTGACCCACTTAATTCGGCTGGTCAACTTGTCGTTGTATTGGTTGTCCTCAATCTCCAAGGCCATTTCTTTACCCAGGCGCAAGACCTCATTGGCTGGCCCCCCCGCCATATCCTCGACCTCTTGGCCCGAAAAATCGCAATCCAAGAGTGTTGAAATGGTGTATTGGGCTGGTGACTTCTTCGCTTCCGGCTTCTTCTTGTCTGACAAGCTTCCGAACCAAATCAAATCGGCGTAGCCTTGGCCCTCTCCTTTATTGATCTTGAACTTGATAAAAACCTGGGCATCCCCCTTTTGGTTCGTGGAAATTCCATAATCGTCAATCGCCCCGATATAATGCCCCGCTTGGATAACTCGCTTGTCCTCCATTATTTCATTCCTCCGATTAGATTGATAAGGCGGTCTTTAATCGCCGTGAGTTTAACGGTATCTTTTTTTGCATCCAAAACGCTTTTGGAAACCTTTTCGAGAATCGCCGGGTCTTTAACGTTGATCTTCAAGCCCTCGATCTCGTTAATCAGGGTTTCGGCCCCCTCTGGCTCACCCGACTTAATGGCATCCTTGAGAGCTTTCCACGCTTCGCCCTTGGGCATCACCATACGGAAAGGAAGGCCATAGCGGTTCTTGGCTTGGAATGATGGCCTCTCCTGGGTGTACATCACCCTAACGCCGGAGCCTTGCGCCCTCTTATCATCATCCGATACCTTCAAGACCTCATAATTCATAAACAAGACCGCATCAACCGAGCGATACCAAACACTCGCCGCTTCCTCATTGATAGAAAGCTGGTAGCGATCATAACCGCTGGTTAAGGTCGGGTCTTGAAAGGTTTTAATTTTGGAATGTCCGATGATGACAATATCCATCCCCTGCTTTTGGCGAAGGTCCGAAAGGAGAGAAGCAAATTCAACGTGCTTGTTGACCGCCTCCTTGTACCCCTTCCCATATCCAATTGACTCGATGGTGAGCTTGTTCCATTCGGCACAAACCTCTTTCCAAATGAGAGTTTCGAGCCACGCCAAATTGTCAACCGCCAAAGTTTTAAACTTGAGGCCCTTGGCTTCGATTAGTTCCTTGATCTGCTCTTTGCACTCAAGGAAAGTTTTAGGCTCCGGCAACCTCGCCACCTTCAAATGAGATGATTCTTTTGCATCCCCAAAGAACAGCGGGTTAGAAGCCTCTGAAACTGTGGTGGATTTTCCGATACCCGGCACTCCATAAAGCAGGGCGAAAATCGGCTCCGAGATTTTGCCTTCCGTGACTTGATTTAGGAAACTCATTGAGCCTCCCTTTCCGATAACAGGATAATGAAAAACTCTTTCCAAGTTACGTTGAGGCCCTTTTTCTTGATCTCCTTTTGCCTCTCCGCTTCATACTTAGCCAGTTCATCGGGGCTAAAATTTAAACTCACCGAGCTACTTTTTCTTTTGTCTTTCGCCATCGTTTTAATTCTCCTTAATTGGGATACATTCGGAATAATAATTTTTAACTAAAAAAATGTCAACCAAATAATCAGCTAATTTTGACGTTTGCTAAGTCCGCTTCTCTCTTGGCTTTACGCATAAAAGCGGGGCAATCGTGATCCCAAGTAAACCATGACCGGCTATAGCTCCCGCCCTCGCTATCCGTCACTCCCACCATATCGCCAAACTTGACCAGCCGAAGGTTAAGCAATTTTAAGAGGTTCATTTTTTATTCCTTTTATCAATTATTTTTAGTCTGCTTTTGGAAACTAAAATGGTAACTCCTTCATGACCAACAAATGAAAGTGTTACGGGTTGTTCATCGGTGGCAGTTAGAGTCCAATCCCCATGCCAATGCCAAAATTGAATTGAACCGTCAGGATTGACTTCCATTCCGTTATTTAGTTCTTCATTTGTGTCAATGGATGATTTTTCATGTCCATCATCCATATACAGTCCACTCGTACCCACCGAAAAAAATTTTAATCCATCAAATTCTGATTTTGCTTTTTCGGTGTTATGTGGTATGTCCTCCAAAAACTTTTGAGCCACATAATCACGTTCTAAAGCCTTTTTCGTTGCCATGTCCACAACCTTAATGAACACAACACCAGCCAATATAATTGCAAAACTCAAAGACACACAATCGGCCCCAACTGAATACCATTTCCTTTTCATTCCCTCACCTCCCTAATTCAATATTTCCAATTATTGCGATATAGCTATCAGCAATTTTATTCTGCCCAAATGAACAAAATAAAAAAGAAGCCCATAAAACAAACCACGGCCACGACTTCGCACAATCCAACGGCAACATTTAACCATTCAATTGTGGGCCAAGCACACACCAACGAAAAACCCAAAGCAAAAAGAAGTAATAAACCAAAAGCTATACCAATAACCTTAAACAGTAAAAGGACTATGCAAGCGATATTAAAGTGACGCAACTTTTCACCCCCTCAAAAGAATTTGTACAACTTCACCCCGACAAAAATTATCAGAACGGCGCAAAAAAGAACGATGAACAAATGAACCTCCCGCCCCGTTGGGGTTAGTCTTAAACTAATTTAACTAGCTTTTTTTCATCCAAGCTAAAAACTAACCCGCTTGGAGCTTGAACCGTAACGCTATCGGAACCAATGCAGATTATTTTTACAATTGCTCGTTGAAACAGTCCGTCAATTACCAAATGCGTTGCTTCCTTGGGGTTATATCCTTGGTCTATGGAATCTTCCATCGTCGCCCCTCCTTGAATTGAGTTTTAACTGCTAAAACCGCTTGATAAATCCAAATGGCCCAATCCAAATGCAATAATGTGTATTCACCCAAAACGGAATCTTATAAAACAACTTAAACCAGCGAGGCTCATATCTGAATCTATACATCTTTCGCCCTCCTGTTAATAACTGATTTAAAGATCGGACTTAACTTCGCACTCAATAATCCGAATCTTATTTTCATCCATTTCGTAACCGATTCTATTTGCAACCAAAAAGCGAGCCACATCTAATGCCCTCTCCCTGGTATGAAATTCAACCCAACACCCCGATTTTATAACCTTGACTTGTGGCAACATACTTACCCCCAATAACTGATGTTATCCAACTAAACTAAATTGGATTTAAACCTTTCTTGTAATTCTTTTTTGTCAAAGCTCACAATGTCATAAGACGAACAAAACAGTTTTCTGGATAACGCCCAAATGGATTCATAAATTGAGCTTTCATAAACGAACCAAAGACCCAACGGAGTTTTATCAATCTTTAATTTAATCATCGTTCAACCCTCCTTAAATTTTTCGCTCCAAGTGTCGGACTCAAACCGGAATTAAAGTCTCTCCCTCGTCCACTACTTCCCATTTCGGCAAAATGCCATCATCTGGATACTCGTAATTCTCGAAAAACTTTTGAGCTTCTTTCTTGGTGTGGAAAGTGTAACGAGCTTCCCTTATCCCGTTGACTATGGCTATCACCTTAATCATCTATGCCCCTCCTCTCGTTTTTAACCATCTCAACCCCAGGCCCTCCATAAGAGGGCTAAGGGTTGAAATGGGTTATCAGCAAGGCACTCCATAACCCGATTCTTTACCGCCGAAAGTGTTGTATCGGCCCGAAGGCATAAACACCTTGAGACAATAACCCCTCGGATCGCCTCCAACCTCAAACTTGGCCGGTACGGATTCGGCCAAGGCAGACAGGACACTAAAAACCTTTTGGCTGGTCTTGGTGTGCCTCTTGTCATATTCGTCTTGCTGAATGTAACCGTTGCAAAGTGCCGTAGCGTCATTTTGTGCTTTACGAGCCAGGGCCATTAAACGGGATGCACTCAATCCAATTAAATAGGCTCCTTGTTTCGGATAGTCTTGAGCTAACACCGCCACAAATTCCAACTGATCTTTTTTCATTGTGTCCTGCCTTTCGTTCAGTTTAATTTATTCCCCTTTCGGGGTATCCAACAACTTCACCAACGAGGACACTTTACTAAATAATTAATTTTCCGTCAAGCAATTATTTTAAATTATTTTGAATGATTGACCAATGACAAGAGATAAGAGGTAAAAGGAGGGAAAAAGAATAAAAAACTCTTTATCATCGAAAATCTTACGTTTAAACTAGGTTTAATTCAACGAATTATTTATCTAGGCTACAATGTGCCATTAAATGCTTAAATCCTATATTTAAGGCCACTTCTAGCACTTATATGCCTTTTTATTGCACAGAACAAGCCCAAATTTAGACGATTATTTTCCGCTTGAGTCATTGGATGGTACTCTTGCTCATCGTTAAAATCTTCACCGCAAAGTACACCGAAATTGACCACATGGGCAGAGCTTCACAACCGCATTTTCACACTCGTTCTAACTTCACGGCTAGTTGAGAATCATTCTCAATTGAAAACCATTATCAACTGAGAACCGTTCTCAATTGGATTAGTGTTAGTATTCATCTCCCTGCCAACCGGTCGGTTAATGATTTGCCATGTGAGCGCATTTGAATATAACCAAATTGATGCAATAATTAGTATTACTGCATTAAGAAATGGCTTAAACGCATTGATTTAATTGGGTTTTGCGAATTGGTTGGGTTGACGGCTTTGTGGTGATCCAGCATTGATGGTCAAAAACTTAATGCTTGATGCCGATTATTTGCGGAACTGGCCTATTCGCCAACCTTGACTAGATTTTAAACTCTTGCTTTGTGGCCCATTCTCTCAAAAATGTTAGCCTGTAATGATTTCCAAACATTGTAGCTACCAAAGGCCCGCCCCCAAATCCAGGCCGTGGGTATATATTTAAGTCCTCATGTCAGCCAGAAAACTTTGGATTCTGAATATAATCTAGTTTGACAATATTAAACCCAAAGTGGGGGTGATGATTTTGGGAGATGGCTGGTGAGTTTTAAAAAAATTGGAAATTTAACGTGAAATAGTGAAATTTTTGGGTTTTAATTTGGATCATGTTTTTTGAATTTTCGTAACGGTGTCGTAAATACTTTTTGTTGACGTTGGAGTTTGGACCGTTATTTTGTTTACTTGTGATGAAAAACCAGCAATTGACATACAATTTTCTTGAATGAATCGTGATTGATCTTTCCATCCAGCTAGAACTAATTTTTTTAATTCATCCAGGGCATAAGATTTAATAAGTGCGTCTGCGGCTTTTCCATCTTTGGCCCCCTGGAAGTGATACTTGCGTCCGAAAGATTTTTCAAATTCTTGGACGAACCAATCCGTGAAGGCTCGTTTCGGAGAATCCGAAACAGATGTTTTACTTACCTTCACTTCACTTCTCTTACCTTCCCTTACCTTCACTTCACTTCCCTTCTGGCCGGAGTTACTCTGGAGTGGCTCTGGAGTTGCTACGGAGTGAATCCGTAGTTTTTTCTTAGTCCATTCATCGGCAAAGTTCAAAACCTTTTTGTTTGCAATAGTTTTATCGTGTTTTTTGAAAGCCTCTACTTCCACCAAAAAATCGAGAATTTCTGTGACAAGTTTAACATCTAGGTTCAACTCGAAAGCCAAGTCCTCCGGCGTGTGTTCGAGGATGCAGTCGATGTTTTTGTCCAAGTTCTCGGCTATGATCTCGTTGACGGCCCAATAAACGCCGTAGCCGGTAGCCCCGAATTTTGCGATAACACGCTTTAAACGCCTGTCGTTACGGGAGTTGGTTTGGTGTTGAAGCCATTTCATATTCCGTCCACCCTTCTATCGGTTCCATCGAGTTTAATTATTTGGGCCATTCCAACGATTCTGGACGCAATTCTTTCGTCAAAAGTTTTTGATAAATCTCCGATGGATTGGTTTGAGGTTATGATGGTTTGACGTTCCCAGGAATAACGGGCGTTTAAAATTTCAAAGAGAATGGACAGGGAGTAGTCCGAAGATTCGTTGGGGCGCATCCCGCCAACATCATCTAAAATTAAAAGTCTGGCGTTGGACAATTCCCGCAATATTTCTTCTTCGGTTTCAATTTCGGTTTTGATTGCGGAGCGAAGGCGAAGTTGTAACTTGCCAAAGGTTGTAAATTTATATGCTGGTATAAAAGTGCCTTGTTGAAGTAGTTTCTCATTCATAAAGGCCCAAGCCAAATGAGTTTTTCCTGTTCCGGGATTGGGACTGAAAAAATAATAACTTCCGTCTAAATTTAATTTTTCGGGATGATCTTTTAATCTGGCCTTCTGATATTTCGGCGGGACTCCGGCTTCACCTAAAAATTCTTGCTCTGTCATAAATATTCTCCCTCGCAAAAAATTGGCCTTAGGAGAGGTCTGCGAGGATAGATAACCGGGAGGCTATCTACTGGTGACATTGGCACCAACCCCTCGCTAAGGTTGTCATGTTTATAAAGCATGGCCCGATTTCCTGTCAACAAAAATTTTAAAAAACCAATACCCCCTGCAAAATATTTTTTCTTGACCTTTGTTTTCACTTGGATTATATTTCGCTTGTGGTTCCAGTTGTAACGATATACCAAATCAAGTATCACGGAGGGCCTTATGGCCGAGCAGAACATGGTTAAAGATGTGCAAGATTGGGATTTGTCCGAGTACCCCGAAAAAGACCCCCGCAATAATCAAGCTGGTTCAACGTGGTTCAAGATGTCCTACCTCACCAAAGATGGAGCCGTTGACCATAAAAAAGTTTCTACCATTTCCAGGGATGCTTCCGGTAAAGAAGTTCAGGTGGAAGTTTTGGCCGGTCCTCGCACATGGGCCGTGACGGGTGGCATCGGAAAAGATGGAGTGCGGAAGGGTTATCAGGGGATGCCGTCCTCGCTTATTGGCCCAGAAGATTTGAGAAGGGCCGAGAGGGAAATTGGCGGTCAACCTACCGTTGTCCTCATGGGCTTAACTCACGAACCAGTTTTTGACGAAGACGGTGCGATCATCGAGTGGCGTCAGCAGGATATTAAGAAAGTCAAAGTGCCTAAATTTTGGCGTGATGTGACGGAGGATTATTTTTCCAAAATGCGCCCCGCCGCTTATGCCTCTGCTCCCGATCCTTACAAGAAACAATCCCGCCCCTATACCCGCATCCAAGAGTTGACCAAGGCCAATCAAGAAATGAAGTCTGCTCTTGAAGCGGAAAATGCCGAACTCCGAAAACAATTGGAGCGTTCCGGTAAGAAGTCGTGATTGCGCTTGAGTTATTGGGCGTTGGATTTGCGTTTGGAATTTATTCCATCTGCATAGCCTATACCGCCTGGAAACTTGGCCGACAATCCAAATGGGAGGAAGTGAATCTGCTTCCTCCTTCGTCCGTTGCTACCATCATTGACCCGCAAAATAACAATCAAAATTTAGATAGCAGGGAGAAGCCTAAGTCCCTGATGGAGGATTAGGTTGAACCCCGGCGATGAGGTTATGATAAATGACGGGTATCACAAGGGTTCAATTGTAAAACTAGTAAATTTCGTTGACAGACTCGGACTTTGGGAAGTTGATTTTGGCGATGATATTAAATTAACGGGCTATCAAGAGCGATATTTAACGCCTGTAATTAAAAAACGCCGGAGGTGGTTTTATGGCTGGAAATCCTAACGATGTTTTTATGAGCAACTACCGCAAGTGGACTAACAGTTTGGTTGACGGTGAAAATGCCGATGAGTTTATTTACAAAGTTTACGAGCAAGTTTGTAATAACCATCCCGTTTATCCTGGTAACATTTTTCCTGTTGCGATGATACCGGAAGTTGTGGCGAGAAATCCTGTGGTGCTGGAAGTGGCCCAATGGGGAAGGCTTGAGTGTCCCACGATTAACGCCCTGATCCAAAAAATCGTTACCGCTTACGAGCAAGTCAAGCAAGAGGAATGGAATGAAAAATACAAAACTAACAAAGGTTCTTCCTCAGTTCAGTCAGAAGAATAGTTCAAAAGAGTTTGGCGAGGAAAAACTTTGGGAGGCGGTTCCAGAAGGCCCCTATAAGACTCAAGCCGAAAGGTGGGGGGCTTACCTAAAACTTTTGGCGTTTCTTGACGCACGAAAAGAAGTCGGAAAAAAGAATATTTCCGATAATCAAATTTCAAAACATTTGCACATGGCTTATGAGAAGTACGACCAGGAAATGAACTCTCCTGGGTTTCAGAATTTCATGCTGGCGAGGGCGGCAATTAAGATTCAGGGAACTTTATCCCGCATCGCTGGCCCTCTTTCTGAAACGCTCATTAAGCTCTCCAAGGACATTACCAAGAAGGATGATGATGGGAATGACCTCGCGGATTCCAAAATGCAAAGGGAGTTCATTCAGCTAATTTCAACCACGATGGAGAAGTTTGGGATTCAGAAAATTGACATATCCCATGCTGATACGGTCAACGAACTCGATACCGATGAAGCGATAGAAGAAGGCATGAGGATCGTTCAAGAGTTGAAAGGCAAGGAAGATGTCGTCCAATGGTTTACTAGAGTCGCCACCGAGCCTCTTGGAGCAAGAGGAAGTAAAGGCAAAACTGCTTCGGCTGGTAACAATTTCGGAACACCTACGAGTCGTCCAAGCGACCGACCCGATACGCCTGTGGAGGCCGTTCCAGTACGCCAAGCCCCTATTGCAGAGCCGGAAGAAGTACCTGTTGATGGTGGGATGCAACCGCCTGTCGAAAACGGATTGGCTGACATCGGACTTCGCACTAGCGGCGATGGGGAGACACCCAACATTCAAGACCCCTAAGAACTGTACGCTTTGGATTTCTGTTGAGAAAAATGACAAGGTGGATCAGGTTCTTGAGCCAAAGTTCAGGGAGAAGTTAAGACCTGGGCATTGGGAGTATAACGGCAATAAGCACATTTTTTATGTCAAGTGTGGCATGAATAATTGGAGCGAAATTGTCATTAAGTCCCAAGAAGCGGGGCGTGGTTCTTACGAAGGTTCCAAGGTTCATCGGCTGGCTTTTGATGAGCAACCATTAGAAGATATTTTTGACGGTGCGGTTATCCGTACCATTGACACCAGGGGCCAAGTTCTTTTAGCGGCAACGATGTGGGAGCAGGGCGTAACTTGGGTTTATGATCGGTTCATAATTCCGGTTTTGGAGAATAAACCGGCATCCAGCAATATTGAATTGGTGGGCCATAACCTGCCAATGGAGTCTAACCCGATGTTAGACCCCGCCGAGATTCAGGAGCAGAGAAGGGCCACGGCGTTAAGAAGTCCCGAAGAAGCGGCGGTTCGTTTTGATGGGAAGTACATACCGCTGACGGGGTTTACAATTTTTTCTTTGGATGCCTTGAAGAAATATCGAGCCGAGCAGGAAGAAGGATTTGAAGCCGAACTTGAATACGGGGGTGCTTGATGAGGGCCTTGAATGATAGGGTGATTGTGAAGATGGCGAATATGCCAGAGAAAACGGCTGGCGGTATTTTGATTCCGAAAGGAACGATAAAAGATGGCGAAGCTAAAATTAACATCGGAAAAGTTATTACCGTTGGCGATGGGTTTGTTCTACGCACAGGGGAAGTTATTTCCTGTAAGGTCAATGTTGGTGACGTTATTGTTTGGGAACAATTTGGTGGGATTAGATTTGAGATTCTTGGCCCTCGTTTCGTCTGTGTCCGTAGTGAAGACATCGGCGGGATACTCGATAAGAGTGAATATGACGAAGGGTGGTTTGAAGACTTCCAAGAAGATTACAAAACCCCAACGGACATCGGGCGGGACAAATTCAAAGAGCAAATGAGCGAAGTGGTTAGCAAGTCGGATGAGTGCAACTGCGAACTGCTTTGTAACGAGTGCGGTAATACGCAAGACGTAATTCTAAAATGGAGAGATGAATTTTCCGTTGACGATTCCAACCTTCCCGCTTGTGACAAATGCAAAAAACCAGCTATGAAAGTTTCTAAAAAAGAGGTTAGGACTACCGGAATTGTTGCCGGAGGAACCCCTAAGTTTCACCATTGAGAGTAGAAGCGAAGCCGATAAAAGGCGGTCGTTGGAAGATCATTCAGCTCCCGATTGTGGATCACGATTACGTTATGGGGTGCGATACGGCTTCGGGGAAAATGGGGGGGAACGAATCGGTTGCTTGTATTCTTGATGTTAATACGGGAGTACAGGTAGCGATTCTTGCGGGGCAGATCATTCCAAGGGACTTTGCCGTTGAATCGGAGAAGGCCGGATATTTTTATAACGAGGCTTGGATTGGCGTTGAAATGGAGTTCCACGGTGCAACGGTGGTGGACTATCTAAGAGAACGTGGATACCCGAATATCTATTTTCATAGCCAAAACATTACGGCGTTTCAGGGCGGGGCAAATCAGTACGGGTGGGACTCAAGGCGTTATCGCCAAACGGCGATAGACTGGCTACAGCAGGACGTTGGGTGGAGCAAATCGGGGGTAGCCGATGAAAGAAAGCGGGCCGTCTATGTTAAAAATCCCGACACGATTTCGCAAATGGGTTACTTCATTAGGAATAAAAAAACGGGAAAGTTTGAGGGGGCTTCCGGCAAGCTGGATGATAAGGTGTCTGCGTTATACATCGCCAATTCCTTACGCAGGGAAAAATATACAGACATTTTTAGACCAACCCCGCCACCTGAAAAAAAGAAAACTTTTGCCGAAGAATACGTTGAGTCAATCACTACTCCGTATCAGGTTATGGATGATCGAGATTTAGGAGGGCGAGACATTGGATACGAGTGAGCCGAAGAACCCACAACTGAAAACTTATAGGTGCATGAATAACGATTGCTCCCACCTAGTAACCAGGCTTAGACGGGGTAAACTTTTAAAGGTTATCAAGGACGGGCAAGAGGAAAAAGTCTATGTGAAATATGATAAAAGACGGTTCGATGATGCCCGTTGGATTATCTTGAGGGCGCATCTACCGGAAGGGGCGTTTGTAGAAAAAACTTACTGCCCTCATTGTAAATGGGAATTGAAGATCGGGCTTTGGGTGGACAAGAAAAAAGAAAATCTTGACGAAAAACCACTCTCGGCAATAGAATTACTCCAAAGGATTTCTGCTAGTGCAAAGCCATAGGGAATGTTGGCATTGTCACTACAAATCTTTAGCAACGGATACCGTATCTGGAAAAAGTTTTCATCGGTGCCCTAGATGTGGTATGGAAGCGTATCAAGTTGAGTTAAGCCAGTTTGACCGATGCCGTGGTACTGCCTACTTCGTCCATTCAAAAGGACAGGTGATGAGGGCGGGCCGTGAGAGAGTTCAGCTTTTGAGTGAAGGTTTTTACAAGACCGACATGAAAAGGCAAACCACGGACAAACTGGATGCGTATGTTCCAATCCGAACACTTCACCAATGAACAATCATTAGACGCTAGAGTTCCGCCCGAAGACCCCAAGGCCGTCCGTAATTTCGTTTCCAACTGCGTTATTGACTCCGATGTTTACCGCAACAAATTTTCCGTCCTCTCCGAATCGAAATCCTGGGTTCAAGACGCAAACAAATACGAAGACCTTTACAACGGTAAACTTTATTCCAAACGGGAAAAGTTGCCCCATGAGTGCAAAGAAGATTTGTACCGTGATGCCGTAGATTTTAACATGAGTCTTTTGACACAGTTTGAAGTCAAGGATTCTGTCAAAAAAATTACGGAAGAAGCCGGTTCCATTGAGGAAGAAACATTAGCCCGTATCGTGAACTACTGCTTTGAGGAATTGAATGACGGGAAAGAAAAAGAGGAAGACTTAGTTCAAATCGGCGGCCAGATGGGTGTTGGTATTTACTACTTCGATCCCATTGAAGTTGACGATGGTTACATTTGGCCCGGACATGAATTGGTTGATCCTCGTCAATTCGGCATTTCTCCTGGTGCATCTACCATTCAAAAAGCCGCTTGGTGCTTTTGGAAACGCCCCGTTCCAACCTACGAACTCAAAGTTAAATTCCCGGAATTTGCGGAAGTCATTAAAGCTGATATTGACGTTTCGGAAATTTCGGGTAAGGGACAAACAAGTTCCGATGGTTCCGTTCTGGTAGATGGACTTGGAACTGCCGCTTATATCGGCATGAACGCTGTTTCAAATTTCTTCTCCGGTAAAGATCAAAAGAACCAAACAAACCTGACGGAGTTCTATTACAAAGACCCGCAGATAATGAAGATCACTTCCGAACCGGAATTGGAACAATGGATTGATTCTAACCCTGGTTTTGGTAGCAAATTCTTTCGTGATACCGTCAAGCAAACTTACTTGAAGCGGTTGGCCGATGGAGAGCTAACGGTCAAGCGGTTCCCATTTGGTCGCAAGATCATGGTGATTAAAGATGTGGTGCTGATGGATAAGCCGAACCCCTATCCGTTCTTTCCTTTTGATGGGTTCAAGTGCTACAAACGCCCGAAACAATTTTGGGCCAAGGGCGTTATCGAAATCATCCGTGAGCCGGTGCAGAACATTCAGCTTATGACCGCTGGTATGGCGGCTAACCTGGATTATCGTTTAAGGAACTCTTACTACTGTCAAACGAATAGCCCTGCGGCGTTGAAGTCCAAGAAGGTTCCCACCGATCCGAATACGGTCGAGGCGTTTCCTGGGCCTCTTATGGCAATCCCCGTTGGACAGGTTGCGCCTCCTGACGTTATGAACTTGGTGGCGTTCAGGACTAAGCAATATCAGAACACGGCTGGCCTTGACCCAATCTTGGGCGGGAATAACCCCACCGGAAATTATTCTGGCGTTCAAACCAACGCCCTAATGGAAGCGGCGTTAGGTAAGACTGCTATCCGGTTAAGAAGTTTGAATCGTACCCGTAAGGGATTGGGTGAAAAATATTTGTGGTTCATCCGAAACTATTGCACCGATGAAAGAGTCATACAGTTCCAGAGCGACGATGAACAAATTATGACGATCCAGATGAACCAAATGGTTCCCGACCAAAGTGGAAATCCGGTTATTAAAAATGATGTTACCAAGGGGAATTACAAATACTTCGTTGACGTAAACATTACGCAACCGGCTTCCCCGTCACAGGCTTTTGCCCAAGTTCAGGGGATTGCGAAGATCATGGCCCCGTTTGCCCCAATTGAGGCGGCTAGGATTCAATTGGAGAAGGCCCCGATTACGCAGAAGTTTACTTACTTGCGCCGGTTTGAGGAAGCGATTAAGAGCAAGCAAGAACAAGATGTGCGTAAAGAAATGATGCAGAGTCAAATCCAAGCGGCGGAAATTGCGCTCAAGCATAAGAACGAGTTACGCAAATTGGATATTGAGGAAGTTAAGGCCGGTGCTTCGGCGCAAGAATCTTTGGCCTGGGTTATTCAAGCCCTTACCAAAACAGTTGTTGACGCTCAAACAACTGGCGTACAACTACCGCCCGAATTGATGAATGAAATTCGTGTACTCGCTGGAACGACAAGTGAACAAGCTACCCAGGCCGACGCTTTAAGCGCACCTGCGGTTCAGCCCCCGTTACAACCTGGAAATAACGGGATGCCAAATCTACCAGGGCAGGAACAATAAACCATAATAAAAAACAGGAGACAATGAAATGGCCGAGAACGGAACAGTTGAAAAGAAAATAGAGGGCGCACCAGCAGTACAAGAGGGACAGAATAATAACCAGGAAGGTGCCGGTTCGCAGGGTCCACGTTCTTATACGGAAGCCGAGTTTAACGAACTCAAATCGAAGTACGAGGAAGCTGACCGCATCGTAAAAAATGCGAATCAATTCATCGAGACTGATCCTGAAATAAAGGAACGATTGGGGATTTACGCTGAATCGGCAACCAAGGGAGTTCCGTATGCTGAACTTATTAAGCAACGGGAGGAAGCTAAGAACAAAACAAGCACACCCAAGGAGCCTAAGCAAGAGGCTTTAACGGCGGAGCAGATCGAGAAGTTGGTCGAATCCCGCCTTCAAAATCGTCTTGAACCTTTTACTGCAGGTCAAGCTGAATTGGCCCAAGAGAAAAGCAAGCAAGCGATTATGAAAGAAAATGAGTGGGCTACGGAAGAAACGTGGAAAGAGTTTGAGATCCGGTTTGAAAAACAGATTCGTTCCGAAGCGGAGGAAGTGTACCGAGCCAATTATCCTAAGTTGAGCCAACAACAGGCTTATGACCAAGCCATATCGAGGGCGGCTAATATCCCCGATAAGGTTTTGTTCACGAACTTAATGTTGGACAAGCGGGATGAATGGATTATCGGCGGGAAGCGTAAAGCTCCCCAACTTCCCGATGGAATGAGAACTGCGCTTCCTACCGGAAAAGACGCTGACGTTTTGGCGAAAGCTCGCAAGGCTTACGCCTCTATCGAAGGCGATGGTGATAAGGTTGCACAGCTTGTAGCTGAATATGCGCCCCAACTCGGATTAGACCCCGACAAAGCGCACAAGCTGATTTCTGGTTCTAAATAAAAAGGAGTAACACATGGGTACGCCCACAGTTCCTAGCATTACCACCCAGGCTTTGCCGGATATTCCGTCTAAGTTTTGGGATAACGTCAATATTGCTCATCCTACGACCAAGATGGCTTTGGACAAAGGTGAGACTCAAGACGGCGGGTTGAATTATGCGCCAAACCGTATCGCTCTGCGGGACTCTGGTGGTGGATATTTCGCCGCTACCAACACTTCCGCCGTATTGACCGCTTCGCAGACCAATGAACTCTTGAACGCCACGTTCAATTGGGTTCATGTGATTAACGATATTCTCATCACCTACGATGAGACTATTCGTGCGGGGCAATCGCCGTTCACGAAAATCACCGCTTTGGAGCGTGCGAAATACGCCGCCAAAATGCGCCACTTGGACTTGCTGGCTACGGGGTTCATTAACGGCGTGTACGGTGTCAACAACCAACCGGATGGGATTATGCAGATGATTCTCCCCACCGGAATTTTTGGTTCCGTTGATCCGGCGAATGATCCCGATTGGACGCCGAACTCCACTACCGCCGCTACGGTGTTGAGTGGTCCGTCCGTTATCGAAACCATGCTGGACAATTGCGCCTGGTTGGGTGAACAGCCCACCGTTGGCCCGACCACGAGGGCTTTGTTCTCTCGTTTGAAGGCTATCATGGGACAAGGTTTGACTTACCAAGCGAAAGAAGACGGGTCGGCCACTATGGGCCTGGATACCGTTTCTATGCGTGGCGGGTTGAACGGAAAAGTCTGCAAAATTTATTGGGATGATGACATTCCTGCGGGGGCGATGCCCTTGGTGGACTTGGACGTTACGCATCTCAAGAAATCAACGCTTCACTTCATGGACACGAAAAGCCCTGTTATGCCCGATTCTGGTCTTAACATCATCGTTGCCGAAGTGGGGTATGTCCTCTCGTCCTTCATCGTCTCGTCTGAATTGAGGCGTGTGCATGGCGGGTGGTACACCAACGCTTTATCCGCTTAATCACAAGGGAATGTCGGGGCGGAGCAATCCGCCCCACTACCTTTTTCGTAAAGGAGATTTATGGCTATCACGAATATCAACAGGATTCAAACCGGACTTCCCAACCAAAACGGTAAGGGTTCTGTTTCCATTGTAAGGGCCACTTATCCCGCTTCTACAACGAGTGCCACTTTGCTCGTTGGAAACATTAGTGCGGGTGATTTGGTGGAAGTGGAAGCGCAACAGGCCGTTACGGGTTTGGTGGGGCTTATTGAACTCAAGGCTTCTAGGGTTTCTTCCAACGCCGGACAGGGCCAAATTACCATTGGTAACGCCGATGGAACTACGGGGGCTTCCGCTACCGTAAACTTTGAAGTTCGCATCTATCGCAACTAAGGGGGTTTTATGACGTTAAATATTTTTGACACGCCTAGAACCTTCGTTCAGGGGCATAATACACAGCCGACCACTTTCGGGTCTGATGTGATTTACGTTCCCAACGCCTTCGCTTATGTCGCTTGCGGAGACTTGGAGGAAAAGGACGTAATTCGTGTCATGCAAACCGCACCGGCCACGAGTGCCGTTGGACTGCCGATTGAATTGGTGGCGCAAAGGGTTCCTGGGAAAAACGGTCAATTTACCGTTTCTACTCCTGATGGATCGGCGGTTACTCAAGATACGCCCTTCGATTGGGTTGTGGTGAAATTCTAATGAACCTTGGCGATATTCAAGATGAAGTGATAAAGCTGACGAAGGAGCCTCAACCTTCGTTGCCCGTCTTTGCCACTTTGGAGAATGTTGCCTTGTATGGGAATGAGGCCCAAAAGAAGATCATGCGTAAAACGAAGAACCGGATAAAGAGCAACTATCCGAGTCTTCCTGGGGGTGGATGGGCGGCGAATCAGTATCAAACCATTAAGCCCACATTTGGGGCTGTAAGTGGTTCGGTTCAATTGGTTTTTGGTGGCCCGACTACATCGCCTATACTTTGGAACGCCACTTCGCATGAAATTCAACAGGAATTAGAATCTCTTTCGTCCATTTTGACGGGGAATGTTTCTGTTTATGGTAATTTTCAAAGCGGTCTAACGATTGTTTTGGGCGATGTGTTTAACGGTCAAACTATACCGTTATTCACCACTACCGGAATAACGATGAAAGACGCTTTGGGAAATGCCGTTACTTTTACGATTACCGGAGTACCGGCTGGCAATCAAGATGCCACGATGTCCACGATTGCGAATCAGAGGCTTTATCCGTTGCCCTCCGATTTCTTGGAAATGGTCAAGGTTAGCGTAAATAATATTCCAACAACTTACGCTAGGATTGGCGAAATTTCCAGAAACGTAATGTGGCAGAGGCTTCCCGGTTTACCTCAAAGCTATTACTTTGAAAGAAGTGCTGGCAATAGGGGTTACAACCTTGGATTGTTTTTACGGCCTTCTTCTATTTGGCCTTTGGGATTGGAGTACGTTCCAAACCCGATAAATATGGAAGTTGCGGAAGATGAACCGGATATTGAGGAATTTCTTCATCCGGCGATTGTTCATTATGTGTGTCAGAGAATCATGGAATCTAGGCGGGAATTTAAACTCGCTTCTTACTGGCAATCTCAATACGAGAAGGACTTGGTGGACTACATTTCGTCCGATCAAGACACAAACGAAACACCGGCCTTTTTACGAGGGCCTTCACCAACTGATTAAGGGGGATTAGATGAAATC